TGAGATTGACCTGTCTACTACAATTCCAGCTGTGGCAACCTCCATAGGTGTATTGGTTTTAAGAAATACATGGAAAGGTCCGGAACTAAAAAGACAACTAGTAAATAATATAGATGAGTTGATTGAGATATTTGGTGAACCAGAAGACGTCTCATATCAAGATATTTTTTCTGGTATAGGATTCTTGAAATATGGTATTAATTTGTATTGCACAAGAGCATTAGCTCCAAGTGCTACATTTGCTGGTCTGTATGGAAATACAGCATCAGCAGGAACATTAACCCAGTATACCTCTGGTAATGCTTATCAATTAAGTGATTTCGCATCAGAAGACTCCGATGAGTTCAATAACGAAAGCACTGTATTTGACGCGGGCAGACCAGACTTTGGAGCCGAAGGTTCTTATATAGCAAAGGACAGAGGTGAATATGGTAACTACGTACAAATAGCTTATATAGGCAGAAATGTCTATAACGGTGTTAGAGCTGGATCAACAGCTATATCATTAGGAATATCATCAACGCTTTATGATGATATTGCTGATATTGATAAACCTTTTAATACTGACACTAGCGGTTTAAAACAATTCTTAGTAATTGTAAGAACAGCACAACAAGAAGACCTAAATCTAAATCCTATTCCTTATCAAGTAGTCGAAAGTCATTTAGTATCAACGGACCCAAGAGCAATTGACGATGGAGGTCAAAACACTTATGCGCCAATCTGGATAAACTTAGTTTCTGAATATATCAGAATGGCTGCATCACAAGCCGCGGGATTTAATAATAAAAATATGAGTGCTATTTACACCGCCAACTACACAAATATGGGTGGAGGAGTAAGAAACCAAGGAGATTCTGTAACTGACGCTGATATTATAGAAGCTTATGAGTTATACTGTGACCCAGAAGTAGTGGATGTTAACATCTTTATTGATGGCGCCAAATCAACAACTGTTCAAACAGAAATCGCGGCTATTTGTGAGAATAGAGCAGATGCAATGGCCTGTCTTGACGTACCATACTCACTAGTAGTATTTAATAAAGGAAATGAAGCAACAGATTGCAGAGATTTTAGACTTGGTCAACATAGTACTTATAACTTAAATCTAAATACAAGTTATGCAGCACTATATGCTCAATGGCTAAATGTATATGATAAATGGAATGCAGTATACCGTTGGGTACCATCTTCAGGATACGCAGCAGGAATCTTTGCCAATACAGACGACGTAACCGATCCTTGGTTCGCACCTGCAGGACTTAACAGAGGTATTCTAAATAACGTTAGAAAGCTAGCTTGGAATCCAACCCTTGGTGAAAGAAATATTCTTTACAAGAATGGTTTGAATCCAATTGTATCATTCGCTGGACAAGGAAAAGTTGTCTGGGGTCAAAAAGATATGCTAGATAAAAATTCTGCTTTTAACAGAATTAATGTTAGAAGATTGTTTATGATTATAGGAAAATCAGTATCAACAGCATTGAAGTACTTCCTATTTGAACCAAATGACTCATTCACAAGGTTACAAATCATCAACATGACTGATCCTTTCCTTAGAGATATTAAGGGTAGAAGAGGAATCTTCGACTACTTGATCGTTTGTGATGAAAGAAATAACACACCAGAAAGAATAGATAGAAACGAATTATGGTGTGATATTTATATCAAACCTACAAGAGCAGCAGAATTTATAGTACTTAACTTGATTGCTACTAAAACTGGAGCATCATTCACAGAATTAGTGGCAGCATCATCACCACAATAATAAATAGGGGGGAGAGTACTCCCCCCAAAGTAATAAATAGGAGCAAAATAAAATGCCATCATTAGATAGTTTCAATATTGAAAAATTCAAAGCGAAGTTTGGAGATGGAGCAAAAGGTTCGCTGTTCTATTTTCAGCCTCAGTGGCCAGGGGGTGTACAAACCTCATTGAGTCCAGAGGATGTTGTTTACTTAGTTAAAACAGCAACGATTCCAAATACTGTCCTTGAAGAAGCGACTGTACAATGGCAAGGATTTGATTACAAATATGCAACAAAGCATACATATGCCGATCTAGCAGTAACCTTCTATGTAGACTTACAGGCAAAAGTAAGAATGTTATTTGAAAATTGGTCAAACTTAGTTCATAATCCTTTAACAAATGAATACTCAACAACGAATGAGTATATGATGGACCAAAAACTGCAAATGGTTGGTTACCAAGGCCAGACAATCATGGAATTTACCATGCATCACGCATATCCAAAAGAAGTTGGAACAATTGCTATGGACTATGCTACAAATGACTATATTACATTCGATGTAACTTTTTCATACCTATATCATACAATATCATTCAATGAGTCAGGTGGAGCAGTAAACGTATAAAATAAATAAGTGAGGTAAAAAATGTCAGAACAACAGCATCATCAAGCAAAGTTCCGTAGTATACTTAATGTATATAGTTTCACTTGTGAGCTACCAGGAACAGGTGAAGAAGTAGAATTTAAACCACTAACAACCGGACAACTAAAAAGGCTTTTAACATATGAAAATGAAAAAAATCCAGCTATTCAAGAAAATGCAATAGATGAAATAATTAACTCAGCCATTATAACAAAGGGCATGTCGTCACAAAAAATGTTTCTTGAAGATAGATTTTTCTTCTTAATCCAAGTAAGAAAGAAATCAAAAGGTGAAGTAATTGAATTTACTAATGACTGCGAGGAATGCAAATCTCAAAGCCTTATTAGAATGAGTTTAGATGATTTACCAATTATAAAAAGGAAAGAAGAAGAAGTATATGACTTAGATTTAAACGATGGAATAAAAATCAAATTAAAACACATAACTCGTGGAGAACAAAGACAAATTAATCCTCGAGCTTTCAAAGGGCTATCTGAAACACAAATGCATGCTGAGATGCAATTATACACAAATGCACTTGGTATAGAATCAGTAACAACACCAGATTTTGGTGAAGAAACTGAATTAACTATAGAAGATAGAAAGTTCTTAATAGAAAATATACCAACAAATGAGTATCAAAAAATATTGGATTGGTATGAACAAAACTTTTTTGGAATTAAATTTGAAACCCAATTTAGTTGCATTCACTGTCGCCACACAGAAAAAATTAATATACCAATGGAACAGGCTTTTTTTTTCTAATCAAAATGTTTGAAACATCTATTGATAGGATAATTGATGATCAATACTGGTTATCAAGAAGAGCTAATATTAGTGTATCTGAATCAAATGAAATGGCTGAGTTTGAACGATTGTTTTTTGTTAGTCTACTTCTTAGGGATATTAAAGAAGAAAGAGAATCATATGAAGGATTAAGTAATTAAGAGCTCACTTAGCCAATGGCTAATGGATCAAAAGGTCTCAAGACTCTACTTGAGACCTTTTTTTATTAGAGGACTATATGGTAATGCAAGACACTGGAATACAAGAACTTAATAAATCTGTTAAACAGATAGTAAAATCACTATCTATTGGAGTGAGTCCGGCTGACGCGAAAAGGATTGCAGACATGGAATACGAAACTGCAAAACAAGAAAAAGACAATATTGAAAAGAAAAAATCACAGCAATCCAAAGATGGAAAGTTCTGGTCAGATAACATAAAAACATGGACTCAGCTCGGTAAGTTTATGACAAAAGGAACAAAGGATTGGTTTGCTAAACAAATGAAAGCCACAGGTTTACTAGGCAGTACATTGAGAATGGGTGCTAATATATGGAACAATTTAAATGAACACATAATTAAAAATCTTAGAAATGCTTTTAGTTCTATTACCAGTCATGTTAAAGAAGTACTTGGTCCCGTAGCTGAGGCATTTGAAGCTGTTAAAAATTTATTTTCGGGTGTATTCAAATTCTTTAAAGGTACAATTATGGGAATTGGAGCCAAAGTAAAACCAGAAGATAAATTCAGAAACAAAATGCTTCAAAAAATATTAGATATTAATAAAAAGCAGTGGAGTCACATTATAGGAGGTAAAAAAGGAGCGTTCGTAGATAGTCTTAGTAATAAAGAAAAACCAAAGGGATGGTGGAAATTCTTGCTAATATTAGGTATTATTCTAGCAGCAGCACTCGGCGCTGCAGTAAGAAAATTTATACTTCCATTTGAGATCGCAGGAAAGTTTATAAGTGGGCCATTTATAAAATTTTTTAAATGGCTTGGTAAAATTGGTAGAGTATTTTTGACAATTATCAAAAATACTAAAACAGGCGGAAAAATTTTTGGAGCAATAGGTAAGCTTTTTGGATGGCTCGGAAAGTTATTTGCACCTATTGTTAAAATAGTAAGAACAGTTATAGGATTCTTTAAAACACTAGCGCCTGCAGCAGGTATATTAGCCAAACTAGGTAGAGCGTTTATGGTTGGATTTAAAATCCTTGGTTGGCCTTTAACAATAATCATGGGTATATATGACTTCATAAAAGGTTTCATAGAAACTGAAGGAACTTTATGGGATAAAATAAAGGGAGGATTTATGGCGGCATTAATGGGATTCATAGAACTGCCAGTTAGATTTATCTCTTGGCTAATTGAAAAAGTAGCAGGATTTTTTGGTATAGAAATAACTGGATTGGCAGATGGCATATTAGGTTGGATAAAAAATATGTTTGATAAACTTCTTGACTTGGTGGGGAACCTTCCTTTAATCTCTTTTCTAGTAGGATTCTTTAGTACTGAAGGCACATTCATGGAGAAGTTAAAAGGTGGATTCAATAATATGGTAAAAGGACTAATTACATTATTTGCTAATATATGGAACTTTGTAGTAGACCTTGCTTATAAACTTCTTCCAGACTGGATAGTAAATAAAATTGGTCTCAAAAAAATGGAGGTTCCCGGACAAACAGTAGATACAGGAGGATCAACATCAGACGCAGAGAGCAAGAACAAAGAAGCACAATCAGCTGCTAGGAAAAAAGAAAAAGAAGATATGATAAAGATAATGGATGAACAAAAAAAACTTGCAAAAGCACAACTAGATGCAACAAAAGCCGCTGGTGCTTCAGCTGCTGCTATGGGTGGACAAGGTGGACAAGGTGGACAAGGTGGTGGAGATATACCACAGATACCAGATGAAGTAGA